CAAGATCATCGAGCGTCGGGTCGTAGGCGATCTCCACGTCATTGAAGCTCATCGTCCCCATGGAACCGTCCTGCGGACCCTTGAACCCGCGCAGTGAGTAGTTACCGTTGGCACGGATTTCGACTTCGAGTGCCGAGATGAAGTCACTCCCGGCCAGGCACTTGTTGGGTCGGCCACCATACCGGATCAGCTGCCGCCACTCGTTCTGCAAGAACGTAAGCAGGACACCGCCATTGGTAGGTGACGACGCGATTGGGCCTTGTCCGCCAGCCCCCTGGTTCGCCGCTGTCGCCGCCCGGTTGCGCCACCAGGGATTGGTGACGCGGGAGAGGCCGCCCAGCGTGCCCAGGCTCGGGCTATCCACCAGGATGCTCTGCATGCCGGCCAACGCCTTCGCATCGGCGGTGCCGTCTTCCCACAGCAGCCGGTTCATGGTCCGCGCATACTGCTCGCCGAAGTCTTGCAGCTTGTCGGCCAGCAGGTTCACCAGCACGGTCATTTCACGCCCGCTATGCTCTTCGGTGCCCGACCCATTACCGGCTTCATCGGTCACCGAGATGCCATCGATCTTGAGTTCAGTATGGGTGAGCGTCAGACCGATGTGGTGTTCGCGCCACGGGTAGTTGACCCGGTCAATATTTGCCGGCGTGTAAAAGTTGACCGTGTCGTTGTGCGTATAACCGACGACACCATCATTAACGCCGCCAGCACCGAAGTTACCCTTGATGGCCAGCGAGATGTTGCCTTTGCCACCAGGAAAGTTCTTGTTGAGTGCCTCCATCGCACTCAGCAAAGGCTTGTTCTGGATCGACTGTTGAAGGTGTCGCCTCGGTTCAGGTAGTAGTCGAGCGAGGCATTCGCGATATTCGTGAGTTCTTGTGCTGTGAACGCCATCTGGCGTGCCCCCGTCAGTGTCGGGTAGCACGCGCCCTTTCAAGGCCCGCCAAGGCTGCTTCCATCAGACTGTTGGGTTGGGGACGCGCACCGTTGACCACGCGAGTGCTGTCCGGGACAGGACGGGTCTGCTGGGGAGGCGGCGTGAACTGCCCCACCCAACCACCCGCTTCCTGATACGCGCGCTGCGCCAGCGCCACCGCCGCTTCCGGTGTCTGTGGGGCACCGACTTCGAGCATGAGCGCTTGCGAGATACGCAGGACAGCCGCCGCTTTGCGGGCGTAGTCCGGGTCCCGTTGCCTGACGCCTTCTTCCCAAACGGTCACCGCATCGCGCACTGCGTTGGCAGTCTGCTGCTGGCGGTTCTGCTGAAGGGTTTTGTCGCTGGCCTGTGCCTGGCCGTTCAGCCTGGCATTGGTGTAGCGCAGCCGCGACATTTCGACGGCGGTCTCGTGATTGATCTCGCCGTTATCGACCTTCGCCTGAAGGTCCTGCGGGAGGAAGTCCCCCAGGGCTTCGTTCGCGAGCTGCCAATAGGGCGCGATGCCGTCACGGAACTCCTTCATCCGGCCGGCGCGTAAGTGAGCGCCGACGCCAAGCAGCAAGTTCACGTCCTCCGGGGCAAGCTGAGCTTGCTCAAGATATCCGTGGAACTGATCCCACTTGGCTGCCGGGTCCTTCAGTCTCTCTAGTTCTGACCGTGCGGAATTGCGTTGCTCGATCAACCGCTCCACGCGTTTGCGGGTCTTCGGGATGTAAGCCCCGAGCTCCTGTTCGCTGGGATCGGCTTCGAGTGGGTCGGCTGTCCCGTCCCGGGACACCGACGCAGGTTCGGGTTTTGGACCAGCCTGCGCCGCCTCACCCTCCGGGCTCTTGGCGGCTGGTGGCGCGACGACCTTCTGGACTGCGCTGAGCAATCCCTCATGATCGTCGGCCGGGGCATCTGACGGGGATGCCGGTGGTTCGGGCGTCGCGGCTGCGGTGCCTGGGGCCGCACTCGTGTCAGGCGTGGAGGCAGGTCCAGCATCAGCTGCGCCAGGCGAAGCGCCGGTATCAAGATCATCCGCCAAGGGCCTGCGTCCTCTAACGTCATGCGTTGTAGGTCATCTTGACCAACAAACGCAACACAGCTAGTCAATCCACGTTGTCTTGCGATCCTTAGGCCGCGTCGGGGTGTTTCTTTCCTTCTCTGGCGCGGTCCTTTTTGTCAGCCATCCGATGGCGGCGGTGGGGGTCGCGTGGCGATGATCAACGCCAGGACCGCCGCCAGTGCCTCCGCCCAGACTTCGCGGATTTGCGTCGTCACGTCGCGGCAGGAACCAAGCGAATACTGCCCCGAGAGGATCAGCCAGAAACAACCACCCGCGACAAACACAGTCACCAGGACTTCCACACCAACGACAAAGGCCAACAGCAAGAACGCCGCCCGCACTGGATTGAAGGGTGGTCGTGCCATCTGGCGTGCCCATCATGGCGTCGGGACGCCTTCGTCCGGCCGGATGCGGGGACCCCGGCCGCGCTGGCGTCCCATCCCCGGCATGATCCCACTCGCACCCGGGACAGGCGGCGTGCGTGGTCCCAGCAGCCCGTTGGGTGGGTTGATCGCCGGCGCGTTCTGACCGCCTTGCGGCCCCTGCGCAGTCGGGTCCCGAGGCCCGCCGCCCATCGGGGCGCCACGCTGAGGGCCAGCCCCCGCGCCGGGTGGCCCCGGTGGCCTTAGCGGCGGCGCTGCGCCGGGCCTGGGGGGCATGCCAGGCGGGCCTGGCGGCGGTGCCCCGGCGCTAGGCGGCATGCCAGGCGGGCCGGGGCCAGCGCCCCCGGCACCGAGCGGCATCGGCATCGGCACCGGGGGAGGACCACCTGCGGGCATCGCCATGCCCGGGCGCAGCTCGCCTGATGCCACCACCTGATTGACCGGGTCCTGCGGCTCCGGGGCGGCCACACCGCCGGGGAGGCGGTTCATCGCGTCCATACTGGGCATGCCCGCCACAAACGCGTCGGTCAGGTCCAGGCGATCGTCCAGCCGCTTGATGAGTTCGCGCGCCATCCACTCGGGACTAATACCGGGGATGCGTTGCAGCATCGGGAAGATGATCTGGGCGTTCTGGACTTCCTGCTGCTTGTTGGGCCGGCCCGTGCTGCCTTGCTTGACCGTCAGGTAGATGTTCTTCGCCACGTCCTCTTTGGTCAGCTCCGGCCAGACCGCGCCCGGGCCGACGATCTCTTGGACGGTCTGCGCCGAGACGTTGAGCATCAGGATTTTGCCCGCCGCCATCGCCATCTGGCTGAGCATGTCGTCCTGGTCGTCTATCACTGAGGATAGGTCCGTGTGGCGGGACGCGTCGGCGACGGCGGCCTCAGTGGCAGTGGCGTCGGAAGTCTGTCCCATGGAGGACTGGTCCTGTCCCAGGACACGCAGCAAGTCCTCGAAGGTCTGGTTGGTCTCGTAGAGGGCCGGATCGATGGCCGGCATCTTGATGGGTTGTAAGACGTCCTCGACCTTCTGGCCTGGGGCAAGGGCGTTGAGTTCGAGCAAGGCGTTCGCCGGATGCGTGCGGAGTTTCTCCTTGTCCTCGTCCTCCAGGACACCGGCCGCGACCGCCATCTTGGGACGGTTGGCGCGACGATGCTCACGTAAGCCTTGTCTGGCCCGATTGAGTTCGAGCTGCATGTCCTTGAGCAGATCGATGTCCGACTTCGGGAAGACCTCGCGCTCGTGATAGGTCTCGTTCAGGACGATCGGATACCAGGGCCAGAAATCGTCGTTATATACGTCGGGCGCGGATGGTTCCTGGAGGAAGTCCTTGTAGCCATCGCACACGACATAGACCAGGCCATCTTTCCGCGAATAAACCTCCCACACGCAGGCGAGGGTTTCGCCGCCATCAGGAAGCAGGCCGGGCAAGGATGGGTTCTGGCTGTCGCTGATCGAGTTGGTCCAGGCGCCGTTGACGATGTCGTCACGTGAGTAAGCCCGGTGACCGTAGCCCACGTCGATGTTGTAGATTTCCTGCACTTCATCGACACTCAAGAAATATTCTTGAGCGACGAAGTCAGCACCCAAGAAGCCCTTCAGGTTGCGGCACTTGGGATCGATGATGATCGACGTGCTGTCAGGATAATCAAACGTCAGACCCTCGCGCACGATCAGCTTCGGCTCTTGCTGAAGGGCTTGGATCGCCAGGCGGAGTTCTTCGGCTTCCGCGCTTTCCCGCTGGACTTCACTGTCCGCCAGATCGGCGGAGAGGCGTTCGATGTTGGCGATACGCTCGCTCATGTCGGCGATGCGGCTCTCGATCTCGGGTCGCATCTTGAGGGCACGCTGGAAGCCCAGCTTAACGTAGCCCACACCGCAGATGATCGCCCGCCGGATGGACGCCTTCATCATCGTCTTGAACGGGAAGGTCTGCTGATCGACGTTGTAATTGTAGAGAATTTCCAGCGTCTTGCAGACGCGGTCCAGCATCTTGTCGTAGCTCTGGACATTCTTGAAATCAGCCATGATCGCCGCCGCGTTAGGCGCACCGGGGAGCATAGTCGGGTTGATGCCCTGCGTCTGAGCGATCAGCTGCATCTGCTGCATCTGCTGCTGCGCGGCGTTCAGGGTCACCATGTCGCCGTCCCAGATCACCGCCAGCATGCGTTCGCGCTTCTTGGCAACGATCGTCGGGTTAGAGGCGTAGAGGGCTGCCGTGCGCTGCTGGACGTGGCGGAGCGCGATGTTCGCGACGTAGCGGGTCTCGTCCTGGTCGGCGCGGTCTTGCTCGGGCCACTGCCTGCCGTAAGCGAACTCCATGTTGCGCCGCATGCGCTTGAAGGTGCCGTCCATCTTGCGGCGAGCGTTTTGAATACGTTGGTTCCAGCGACCAACCAAAAGACGCCGTTGCTCGGACGGGTCAGGCGGCTCGCGTGCGATCTGGGACTGGACCGGTCCCTGTCCCGTGTCCTGTCCCGTGACCGGATCGGTGGTCGAGTTCATGCCGTCCGGGGGCTGCGGAGGTAGTGTGCCGGACACTGGCTACCAGCCCCCGCTGGAGAACGAGAAGGACGCCGCGCGCTTCTCGCGATTGCGCTCCTGCTTGAGCCAGCCAAAGCTGAACGGCTTGACCTTCGCCGGGATCAGCGGATTGCGGATCGGGATCAACTGCTGGAGGCCCAGGCCAATGAGCGCGAGCGCATCCACGAAGTCATCATGCTGATCGTGTGGGAACTTGAGCAGTTCATCACGCGCCATCGGCCACCAGGGCGCGTTCTCCGGGAAGTGCACCTTGCTTGGGTGCATCGCCATACGACCCAGAATGCTCTGCGCTCGGGTTTGTTTGTCGGCTATGGGCGTGACCTCGATGATCGAGCAGAAGGTCTTGGTTTCCAGCATCCGCTTGCGCAGGAAGGGGCCGATGGATTTTGAGATGTGAGAGCGCTCCGCCCACCAGTGCAGCGGCCGGTGCTCGGTCATCATGGCCAGCATGTTCTCGACCGCACGGTCCGAAGTCATGGTCCGCCAGATCGCATCAAGCACCCAGATGTCATCTTCGTCGTCCACGCCAACCGCCAGGAGGCAGGTGCGATCGCTGCCCTGTTTCATGCTGACTGCATGATCCGAGGCGCAATAACGTCTCAGATCGCCGGGCAGGTCCTTCTTGCGGTAAGTGTGAACGTATTCCGCCTTGAAGAACGTGCCGCCCTCGGGCGACGGCCGGCCCTGATAGAGCGCGCTGAAGCCTCTCGGGTCGCGCCGCTTGATGCCCTCGAAGAACTCGACGCCGAAACGTGACGGCCAGAGCGCTTCGTTCTCCTTGCGCTTCAGCACGTCATGTTCGCGGGCTAACGCCGGCAGGTCAATGATGTGCCATTGTGCGGCTTCGTCGGCATCATAGTAATCATTCATCGGATCGATGATCCGACCCACGATGTCGTCCTGGTGCCACCGCGTCATGATGATCACGATGGCGCCCTCTTGGGTCATCAATCGGGTGGAGGCGACGCGGTTGAACCAGGTCCAGCAATGGTCACGCACGGTCGGCGAATTGGCCTCCATGCTGTCCTTTACCGGGTCATCAATGACGAAAAGATCAGCTCCCCGACCAGTTGTAGTGCCACCGCGCCCGACAAAAGCCAGAACACCCCCTTCAACCGTCTGAAGCCGGTTCGCGGCAAGGCTGTCCTGCTTGAGCTGGAACTCCGGGAAGACTTGCGCGGTGGCAGGATGCTGAAGAATGTCCCGCACCGCGCGGCCCACGTCCTCACTGAACTTGTCATTGTAGGTCCCGAAGATGATGGAGCGTCCCGGGTTGCGTCCGGCATACCAGGAGATAAACCGCTTGGAGGCGAGTTCGGTCTTACCGTGTCTCGGTGGCAGACTGATGATCAAGCGCTTTATCTTGCCCTTCTCGACCTCTTCGAGCGCCGCAGCCATCACCCTGTGAAAGCGCTGCGCGTCGTAGAGGGAGTAGTCGGGATCATCGGGGTTGTCGGGTGTTGGCGTGGTCATGGTGACGAACGGGATCAGGTTGTCGCGCGCATCGATGCACGCGATCAGGCGCTTGAGGATCAGCTCGTAGCGGAAAGCATCTTCCCGCGAGATCACCAGATGCGCCCTCCGCCGAACAGCAGCACCGGCACCAGCACGACAACGCCGCCGACCATCCCACCAGACAGGCCGGATTGCGGCAACCAGAATTGCCACCATTCAGCATCGGTTAG